GTAGTATCTGTGGAAATCGAGCTCATTCCCGTAGTGAATATTGTTATCATTTGAGCAATGAACTGGGAAAAATTTATCCCGATGGTCGAAAGGCGATGGCTATCAATGATGCCCCGCTCAGATTTTTTGACTTGAGTTACGTCCTCAAGCCGGCTGATATAACTTCTTCTATTTTGCAAAAAGTAGCAACAGATCAAAGTGCCCCCATCATCGGCTCAGCTGAACAAGCCGAGATAGAAGTTTTGCAGGAAAAGTTTGCGTCTCATAGAAAACTGGCCGATCTAATAAAAGAAGTCGAAGGTGAAATGACTGGCTCAGCCGATTCCCTCAGCGCACTATTAGATAAGGTCCGAGATCCCGACGACGAAATTCTCGGCTTCCTACAGCACTATAATTTGGACCACGTCCTCCACGCCTTTGCTGAACTTGGCATCTCTCCGTCCGTCAAGTTCTTCTCCAAGTTGATAGGCCAAAAGATGACAGGAGAAGCAACTCCTGGGATCGAATATTTGGTCTGTGGCCTAATGAAAGCTGAGCCGAATGAAATCTCCGTCGACACCGATCTGTCTTCTATGACCAAATCAGCTTCTGTATTTCCACGAGCTCAAATCGTTTCTGCTGTAAGCCGATTCGTGAAACAAGCGTCCCTATACCCGGGGATGGCCATGGAACGTGCCTTTGACCTGACGGAATTTCCTTCGCAAATTCCCCAGGGGATGATTGGCTACGCGGGGCAAGGCCCGTCGTTAACGCCTGACTCTGCTGATGCATACCGGAAACTAAAAGCCTCTTTGAAAGCCGAAGATTCAGGAATGTTAAAAACTCTTTTTAAAATTGCAGGTATGGCTATTGCGGCCAAGTGGTTGCTCTCAAAGATGATTGACAGTAAAATGCAGGAACGCTTGGCTCAGCAAGCAAACCAACCCTCACAGACTAAAATAGTCTTCATTAAGAGTGCAGACGAGGCAATCACCGCTCAAAAACTGGTGAAAGCCGATCTACTAAGAAATCTGCGGCCTTAACACCGAATTCAATAAATATCTAATAAGGACATAACCTAAATGACTATGAATACCCTCGAAGCCCTGCTGGCAAAGCTCAGCCCAGAAGGGTTAGAAAAGTCGGCTACGGAAGTCTCTGCGACAGCTCCGGCTCAAGCAGTTGATGTCACTGCCGTTACTACTGAACAAACTCAAGAACCGTCTGCTCTTATCAAGTCAGCAGCGGATGCCGGGGCGGCTTTAGCCCAAGAAATCTTAGAAAAAGTTGCCCAAACTATGAACACTCAAACCCCCGCCCAAGCCGCTGGTACCGCCCTCGGCCAAGCTCTTCTGGATACCTTGACCAAGCAAGCTGCCGAAAAGGCCGCTGCCGCTGAACTGGCTAAGCAAGCCGGCGTTGGCGATGTCAACACTATGAACGGTGCCGCTGGTACCGATGGTCAGCCAACCAAGATCCAGCGTGACAATGCTGCCATGGTTGCTGAACACGATGCTTCTATCAAGCCAATGCCAACTGGTGATGGTATCAATAACAACGGTACTGCTACTGACATCTACAATGCTGTCGTTGCTGATATGGTTGCCCAGGGTGGCACGCCTACCACACAAGTCGCTCCTGGCCCCGAAGGCGAAGGCAATGGTAATGCTGCTGTTCCTAACCAAGTCAAGACCGCTGGTTATACGAACATCGAGAAGATGGCTGCTATTGAGCAACTCGTAGCCGAAGGCGCTGATTTCGAAGCTGCTCTGGAACATGTCAAGGCTGCTGAAGCTTATCTTATCGATCAGCATGAAAAGATGGCTGCTGTCCAAGCTCTGGTTGCTGAAGGCATTGACTTTGACGAAGCCGCTGAGCTGGTCAAGCAAGCTGGCATCGAACTGGCCCGTGAACAAGAATCGCACATGAAGCAAGCTGCTCTGGCTGAACTGCTGGAAAATGGCATTGACTTCGATCAAGCCATCGAACTGATCAAGCAAGCCGGCGTTGGTGACGTGAACACGATGGACGGTGCCTCTGGTACTGGCGGTGCTCCGACCAAGATCCAGCGTGACAATGCTGCCATGGTCGCCGAACAATCGGCTGCTATCAAGCCTATGCCCACTGGCGATATGATTCGCAATCAAGGTACTGCTACCGACATCTACAATGCCGTTGTGGCGGACATGCTGGCCCAAGGTGGCGTTCCGACGGAACAAGTTGCTAACGGCCCCGAAGGCGAAGGCAATGGAGTTGGTGCTGTGCCCAATCAAGTCAAGACTGCTTCTCTGAAGCAATTCATGGACTCCGGTATGGACTTCGATAAGGCCTGTGAGATGGTCAAGGAAGCTTCGAAGAAGGCCATGGAAAAGACTCCGGCTAAGGGTAAGGATGCCAAAATGGACAAGAAGGAAATGTTCATGAAGAAGAAGGCTGCTTTTGACCAACTGGTTGCTAATGGTATTGACTTCACCAAGGCCGCTTCTCTTGTGGAAGCCAAGGCCAAGGAATTGTTCGGCGAGTAAGTTAAATAGGCCGTTCTCCTTTGGATGGGCGGCCTTTCTAACATGAACAAGTACTTAGTCAAGATTGCAGCGACGCATTCCGTTGCCAAAGACCTACAAGACACCGCTGTAATTGGCGGTCTTGGCGGTTTAACGGGTATGGCTTCTCATAGAATCCTAAGTTCCCTGAAGACTAAACCCAATAACAAGCTAGTCTTTGGAATTAGTACAGGAATGGGCTTAGCTGCTGACTATGCCGGCTTAAAGATTAACAAGGCCCTTGAAGGTCTTCATAACAAGAAAGAAACAAATGTCCCTCTCTAAAAATCTCCTGAAGAAAGCAGCTGAAATTCGTGCGTCATCGGCTACTCTCGTTGCGGTTGATCTTCTCAAGCAAGCCGGAGTCTCAGAAGAAGTGGCTCGTATGGAAGTCGCTCAAACCGAAATGGAAAAGAGCGCGGCCGTGACCATGTCTCAGACCGGCATCGATTATGACGAAGCTCTGAAGCTTGTCAAGAACGCTGGTATCAAGCTGACTGAAATGGCTAACTATCAACCGACCAAGTCCGTTGAAGAAGAACTGTGGGAATCTCTGACCAAGATGGCTTCTGAAGCTAAGGTTTTGGAAGATGAACTGGAAACCATTCGCACTGAAGCTCTTGGTTACTCGGCCCGGGTCGAAAGCCTGGAAAAGGTCGCTGAGCGTCGTGAAGACTCGACCGACCCGGTTGCCCGTCTGGCTCAAAGTGGTGACTTTACCAATGCCGATCTGGAAGCTCTGCTCAAGCTCGGTCCTGAAACGCTGACGAAAGTTGCTTCGATGGCTGACCAACAACAGCCTTGGGCTATGGGTCGCGTTTCGGGCCAAGGTCAAGCTGAGCCGATGGATGCCCTGGAAGCGTTCTGCCTCGGCGGCAACGGAGGCTTCTAAATGAATAAGCTCTTGGAACTAGCTCGCGTTAGTTACGAGCTGGAGAAGGCTGCCGAAGATAGCACGGCTCGGAAAGTAGGCCGGGTTGCTGCTGGGGCTGCTGGCCTAGTTGTAGGCATGAAAGCTGGTCGCATGGTTGGTGGTGTTACCAATGGCATGAGAGCCGCCTCTAACGTAGCAGCTAAGTATCCCGGCGCCATGCATAGAGCTGTTCAGGAAGTCACCCGAGAAGCTGCTCAAAAGGGTGGCCGAATCGGTGCCAGAGTAGGGGCGGTTTCAGGCGTTGGTGCCGGCGTTGCGGCTGTTGGTCAGGAAAAGAAGGCTTCTCTTGTCGACATCGCTAAGACGCTAGCTTCTACTACTAAAGGTGTTGGTGTCGTAGCTAAGAACGTAGTCAAGCAAAATCCCGCCGCTGCTAAAGCTGCCGCTGGTGGATTAGTTGCCGGAGCAGTCTTGGCTCCTCGTGGTCAAACTAAGCAAGCAGAGCAAAAGAAGCCCTACGGTGTATTGCGTAGTGCCCGGGATGCCGTTCTGACAGTTGCAGATAGCTACGCTGGTAAGGCGGTTGGCGGCCTGATTGGTGCCAAGCTCCATAAGATCCCTAAGCGTATTAATGGCACGCTAGCCGAAGGTACAGCTGACGTCATGCATCATATGCGCGGTGTAGGTTTTGGCCAAGGAGTTGGAGCTACGGCCGGAGCCTACATGGGCCTGAAGGATGCCCAGGGGCGTCGTGAAGAACATCAAAAGTATGCAGCCGTTGCCGATAAAGCTCTTGCAAAGGAAGAGAAGGCTAACGCTGATCCTTCTAAGTTCAAGGATCCCGCAAAAGGATCAGGCAAAGGGCTTGGAAAGGAAGAGAAGGCTAACGCTGATCCTTCTAAGTTCAAGGATCCCGCAAAAGGATCAGGCAAAGGGCTTGGAAAGTCCTCACTGATTGACGTAGCCCGTAAGGAAATGGCTAAGTCCGCCTCAAAGAAATAACCATGAACAAGTACCTAGAGAAGATCGCTGCAAAGCGGTCTTTTCAATCTCCTGACCAAATATTCAATAGGATGAAACCTCAGGGTATGCGTCATACTGAATGGTTAGGTAAAGGTAAGACTATTGATCACCAAGCCAAGCAGTTAAATCGTGCCCAGAATGCTTCGTCAATTCGTGTTGATAGACTTAATAAAGCTAAGTCTTTATTAACTAAAAAGAGGATTACTGTGGGTATTAAAACTGGCTTAGTATCAGCGGGCGCTTATGGGGCCTATTCACTTGGCAAGTCGATACTTAACAATTTAGAGCCTTAATAGGCTCTTTTTTAATTTCTACATTAAACTACCTGTATCGAGAATATCGAACCTTGACCTAGTCAGGGTATTTACGAAAACAAACCTAAAGGAATACAAAAATGAAGATGGAATACAACGTCCAGGTTCTCCGTGGTTGGCCCATGGATGGTGCCCTGGAACGCAGTGAAGTCATCGCCGCTGGTCAAACCCTGCAAAACGGGGACTGGGTCACGAAGAACTCGGATAACACTGTGTCTCTTTCTGGCGCTTCGGCTGCGAAGGCTGGCCTGGTTATTCGTGGTAACAGCGACTCGTCGTCTGCTTCTACGGCTAATAAGGCTGTTGTGCTGTGGAGCAACTTTGAAGTGCAGATCAAGAATCTGCCCACTGGCGTGACGTTTGCGCCGGGTAATGATCTGACTATTAAGAATGGTAAGGTCGCTCTGGGTACGTTCGGTACCGATCCGTTGATTGGCAAGGTCCTGGATGTCTATGGCACCCAATCTTCGCCCCCGACGAACGGTGATTGGTCGATCGTGGCTGTGGTTTACTAATCAAAGGAATAACTAAAAATGAGTACTTATAACACCGAAAGCCCGAACGTTCAGTTTCTGAACATGTCGTTCCTGGACAAGATCGAAAAGGGTATGGAAAAGGAAGCCAGCATTGCTGCTTCTCTGTTTGTCCGCCAACGGCTCCGTGAAGACGGCTTTGCCCGTAAGATCATCCCGCCGCAACCGATTACCGCTGCTGAGCTTGACCGCCAAGTCAACTCGGAAGAGCCGATCGTGATCTGCGAAACGGAACCCGATTCGGTTGCCGCTACGCTGCCGCTGCTTGGTCGCTCGGAAATCCGTTATTGGAAGGCTGGCCGTTATCCGGTTAACTTCCAGAAGCTGACTTCGGCTGACTTCCGCAAGAGCAAGTGGGAACTGATGACGTATCGCACGGACATCCGTACCCTGCTGCAAGAAAACAGCATCAAGGATCTGCAAGAGCAAGAAGACATTGGCTTCTACAACAACATCGTCGCGATGGCTACTGCGAACTCCAACCAGCATAACGTCGGCGCGGTCTCGGCCTCCGCCTTCACGACCGCTCTGGGATTCATGGCTGCTCGTAAGCTGCCTGTTGGTTGTGTGCTGATGAGCCAACAGCTCTACCTGAACTTCTTGTCGCAGCCTGCTACGACTGTTGGTTCTCCGCTGGCCTCGGAACTCTATTCCGGCCGTGGTACGCTGGAAAGCCTGTATGGCACGAAGATCGTCACGACCAACAAGGTTGACCTCCTAGGCGCCTCGCGTATGATCATCTTCACGACTCCGCAGTATCTGGGTCAGTTCTATGAGTTACAGGCTCCTACAGTGTTTGTCAAGGCAGAACTCGATATCATCCAGTTCCAGACTTACGAAGCACTCGGAATCGGTCTTGGCAACGTTAACGGTGCCATTGTTATCGACTTCGTTTAATCTCTCAGTAGACTAAAAGAAAAGCCTGGATTATTCCAGGCTTTTTTCTTATTTATTCAACTTTAATTCCCATTTATCTACGCCAGAATCCCATATTCTGTTATATCCATTAGCATGGCAATTCTGCGTTTCGGATAGCTGAGGATCAAAAACTTTAAGAATACCAGGAAGGTATTTCAGTTGCATCTTCCAACGATTATAACGAACTCCGTCCTTGCTCCAAAAATAGCGAGGAGCCCCTGTTCCAACTTTCTCAAAGCCGTTCGTAGAGTAGACTGTACCTTTACTCCAACTACGGTCAGAGAAAGAAGAGATGTATGAATACTTATATCCATGCTCTCTTATAAACGCCGTTAGAAGTTTAGAGAAACCTCCACGTATATTACCTATGGAACAAAATCTTTTCAAAGTTATACCAGTTCCAGAATCACCAAAGTGATTACCAAGAGTCATAGCTGCAATTAGTCCTCGTTCTGGATGTATCAATGAATAATAGTATGTCGAATTAGAAGGCGTACCTTGTATATGGTTTTCAGTTATGAACTGAGAAACATCCGCCCAAGTAGACTGCCTCACCTCACAATCTCGACCATTTATAGTAAAGTCATAATGGCCCAACTGAGCTTTTAACCACTTCCAGCAAGTATCGTTTCGGAGAATCCAATCATCTTCCCAAACATGTATCAACCTTATACCAGCGGCTTCACACTTTTCGGTTTTGTTCAAGTGGTAGGTGGCAGCCTCTTCTTCGTCTTTCTTCCACTCACTGTGCCAAATTAAGCCATTATATTCAATACCTATGTTCAACGAAGGGATAAAAATATCAATGTCGAATCCTAAACCATGTTTTTTATTTAGTACTAGATCGGTAAATCCTAAAGATTTAATACGATCGCCCAATTCAATTTCAGCTTTTGAAACAGCACGACTACACTTATAGCAACCATATCCCCAAGTATGTTGGGAGGCAATTTGAGTGAAATCACCGTGTTCCGGACAAGTAATAGTGATGTGATCAGAAGACGAAGTTAGCACTACTTTGTCATAGTTGAACTTGTTTTCATGCATCTCTTTTGCTTGGTCTAAGAACCGTTCTAGACTAAGGGGATAACTATTTTTTCCAGTGCGCACTGCGCATTCATAGCAGCCTTGACCATTAGTATGAACGCAAGGTCTTAGCGTGAAAGCCCCATGATCTTTACAAATGATTCTCAGCGGGGTATGGGCAGTTACATATGGATCTGGATAAATGTAAATGCCTTTGTGTTTTCTATTGGCTTCCTCTAAGAACGTCTCATTTGACTTTCTACGCAATAGCCCCTTCTTAGCATATGCACATTTTGGACATTTAGATTTCTGGTTTATATGGGATTCTTGAGTTATTTGAAATTGTCCGTGAATCCTACAGATAACCGTCATGGGCTTATTAGAACGCTCATATCTAGCTAAAAAGTAGTCAAATTCGTCCCCGTGAATTCTAGCTGCGTCTATTAGAAATCTTTCCTGGCCCCCGCTTTTCGTGAGACTCTGTTTTTCTCCAGCCGACTTCTTGGAACATTTAGGGCACTTAGTCTTCGAGCCGATGTGTTCGATGGGTCTCGGATAGAAACGGAAAGGCTCTTCATGTTTATGACATAGGAGCGTTACTTTAGTAGTAGAACTTACGAACTCTACCTCACTATAGTCAATAGTATCGTCTCCATTGATCTCTTTAGATGCAGCAATGAAGTAATCTTTAGTCCACTTAATTCTTTTAGATTTTTGTTGTGTATTTTCCATAAATGATATTATAACTAACTATGAAACTGGATGTAATCAAATTTTAGAGATATGAAGCTATATCCGGGTAGTTCTTATACCAAAAACAACACTTTTCTTTAATATTTTTAGAAAACTAAAAGAAAAGCCCAGATAATCCAAGCCTTTCTCTTCCCATCACTCCTCTTTGATCAAAGTCCAACCGCTTTTAGCATTGTCAGTCACTACGAACGTAATCCATATTCCCATGATGAGAAAGAAGGCAAGCACAAAGGCGCATGCCAGAGATCCGCACAAGTGCTGTGAGTAACTAAACTTCTGAGCTTTGTATTCCGGGTCTTTGGTTGTAAACGCGAAGATAGTTCCCAGATTGAACAGGAAACAAATGGAGTACAACCACCAAAAGATCATCCAAGTACTCATGCCTTGTTCTCCGGAGGATCCTCTTCGATAATGTTCTCCGAAGACGTAGCTTCGAAGGTCCTCGTTACTACGTCCATAGCGCCCCGTAGAGGGTCTTTCCCAGTTACCCTGTGGGCTACTAGTGACCTCTTCAAATCACGGCCGCAATCGGGGATTAAAGCCAAGATAGGAGTATGCTCACCGCAGTCGGTACCGAGTCCCCACATTACTTCATTACGAGCAATTTTATAGTCACTCGTGTCTATGGCAAAATGGGCGATAGTACCATCTACCATCCTCGTTCCGACAATCATTCTGACAATTCCGTTTTGAAAGGGATGTACAAGGTGTTTTCAGTTTCGATCGCGCCAGAGGCAGGGTCATACCTGATAACCGCAGAAGTCATTACTAGCTTCGTGTTGGAAACTCGACTTGAATCAGGGTGGTCGATGGGATGCAGGAAAGCTGATTGACCTACTCCCAGTACCGCCTGCGTACCAGCCTTATACCGAACGACTTTTTTCTCAGTGGTATTCATGCTCTTCCTTTGTCTTCTAACAGTTGGTATTCTGCCCGTACTTTTGTCATCAGATCCGAGTACAGAAACGGATGCGTCTCTTTGCAAGCCTTGGCGTAGTAAGCCAAAGTTTCCAAGGCATATGGATCATGCGTTAAATCTAGGACGAAATATTCACATCCGTCGTGCTTTTGACCAAGAGCGGAGGAACCGTCGGCTCGGTAGATATGAAACTTCCGGTATAGACCTTGCTCCTCGTTGCTGAGATCAGGATTCTTTGCGGATAGCTCAGCGAACTTTACGGGGCCAGGAGTGTCTGATAACTTGTCGGCTTCCCCGTCCGGGATATCGCCCCACAAATAGTCCGAGAATATCGACGTACATACGACTATGACTACCAAGAATACAATGTAGCCCCCAAATTGGAGTACAGTCATTTTTCACGGCCTTTCAGAATTACTTTCTTACCATGCATATCCATCAAGCAACAAATCGCACATACCAGGTTTACCCCAGGTATTACAGCTACAGCGAGCATTATGAGGAAGTCTTGCACGTCAACATCATCCCCGCCTTGAACTGTCAAAAGAAGAAATGTCAGTTGAAAGATTACGACTACGAGAGCGTAGATTATAAATAGATAGATCATTGTTTTCTTTCAAAGATAGGCTTATCAAGCCAGTTACTTAGAGCCGGCCAGCGGGTGGATACGTATGATGCTAGTATTGATATATATGTAATAACCGCTAATGTGAGTAACAATACCAACCCAACCGCCAAGGCAATATTTAGTACGGGGAAAAGGGACCAAATTCCAAACAGCATAAGTTGTCCGTTACAGGGGATGTGAGGCCTGACGTCCCAGTATCCTGCAAATGACTTTGTTGAGAAAAGATAAAGCAAGATTGCACTGGCTACTACATCAAAGCCAATAATACCTGCCCATATTAGTATATCACTATAAGTCATATTTAGTCTTTCCTCTTTAAACTTACTAAAAGCAAGGTTTTAACCCTGCGAAGTGTCAACCCTGTAGGTTGGCATAATTTATGTTCTTGGGCTTTGCAGGAGCCTTGACCTTCCTGGTTGAAACCAGGTTTTCGCTCAGATCCAGTGTCAGTTGAGAATTGCGAGCCACGTCGAACTTCCAGTCTTCGGGATTCCAGCATGGGTACTGGACGCGAACTGGCTGTCCGTATGGCTTGCCTTCCGGCGTCACCCTTTGCTTTTCTATCAGGGTAATTCGACCTTCGGCCCAGGCTTTGATCAGTTCGAACTCGGGATGGGGACGGCCACAGCCGGGAGTCCAGGTAGGTTGCTTGGCGTTCACAGTTCGCCTCCCATCAGAAGCATTGGCTCGAAATCCGGATTATCGTTATAACGCCACTCTGCGTACGAGGTAATCCGCCACTCCTCCAATTCCATCCAAATCAAGAAGGGGCGGTGGTACTGAAGCAGATAGTATTTCATAACTTTCTCCTCTTGGTACGTTTAAGAACTAAGTTTGTCCGATACGTTCTTATACCATAAATAGCCTAGGAATTGAATTGTAAATAGACACTTGACAACTCTGCCTATTTTCGCTTAAACTTCATTTCTCAATAACCAAACCTATAACAAACATGGCATATTTCCTTTATAACGCAGCTCCTGGTCCAATGTACTTTCTTGGCAACGAAATCAAAGCCGAGCCCTCAACGTGGACTCCAGTGTCGGAATACGCAGTAAATCATGGTACTTTCAATTCCATGAAACGCCTGAAGATAGTCTACCTTGTCGAATCTGATCACAGGCCTGACTACGATCCTACCCATCCGGACAACAAGCACAAAGTTGAAAGCCAAGCTCCTGGCGCCGCCGCAAAGAAGAAAGATCTGGCGGACGGCTCTATGAACGAAGACGAACTGCGAGCTTACCTAGCCGGTAAGAATGCGGATAAGCCGGCCGTGAATGTGACTAATGCTAGCCCCGGTGGCAAGGTCGAAGCAATCACTGCAGAAAACTTGGCTGAAATCGGACTGCCTCCTTCAGCACCGTTTGAAGGTGAAGCTGCTTCAACACAAGAGGAGACCAACTCTGGTATCAAGTTCGAAGAGCTCGGCGAAACCGTTCCGTTTGTCAAAGAAGCTGCAGATACTAAGGCAACTAAGCCGCGTGCCAAGAAGACTACTAAAACCGATGGTACAGATGGCACCGACGTTCCCCCGGCTCCGGAAAATCTTGGAGCTTGGTCGTAATCCGCTAAACTAAGTCCATGGCCGCACCGCTCACTGCTGACGAAGTTAGGGAATATCTGCAAGACTACGATGCGCAGAATCTCCTCTTAGACAAGGAGGAGTTCTCTGACACGTACATCGAGCTGTGCATGGATTTAGCCGCTTCAGAATATAACTCGGTACCGCCTGTAGCAATAGGATCTTCATTAGAAAATTTCCCATCGAAGGCCTTGCTCCTGTATGGTACTTGTTGGATGATGTTCCAAGGCCGTGCTGCACTAGCTGCTCGTAACAATCTGACATACTCAGATGGCGGTCTCCAGATTCCAGTCGAAGAGAAATTTGAATTGTACAACCAGTTAGCGTCTTCGTTTCAAGCCATCTTCCAATCGTCGGCTCAAAAATTCAAAGCCTCAGTAAACATGGAATCTGGCTGGGGTTGTGTGTTTTCCGATGAACGCAACTTCCCTCTTTGGTAATAAAGACTTGGATAAAAATAAAAACAGGGCTTCTATAGCCCTGTTGTCTTTTATACGGCCACTTAATCTGGTAAGAAAGCCATGTTCTTGTAACGTTCATTCAACTCTTCGTCTTCATTACACGACCTACGAAGACTATCCAGCGCATAGCCCACCAATATTGATCCCATGGCTCCGTAGAAATACCTACCTTCTTGAAGAAGTGATCCAGCGAACCAAGCCAGAGCTAGGCCAGCAAAAGAAGCCACACATATACAGATAAACACTTTTATCTTCGCCCAGCGGTGAACGACAACGATTGATCTGGTCATTTCAAAACTCCTGAGATAAATTTACTCAACTGTACTACCTTATACCATTTCTGCTCACCCATATTGAAAGCCTAAAATCTTCCCATGCCATTTACGGTTTCCTATTCTCAGGACTGGTCGATTCGCTCATACGCCATCGCCTCATCGACAACTACGCCTAGTACCGCTGAGCCCAGTAAGTACATCGACGTACGCTTGTACCCCCGTTGGTTTCAACAAGTTAGCTTGGATTGGACTATCCCGTCTGATTGGGGTAACTGTACGTTTCATGTCTACTCAAGTCAAGGAGATGATTCGGATCTGCAGCGTTTGACTTCTCAGGCGCTAACAAGTCCTCGGTTTACCAATACTCAAAGTAGAGAGACTTCTAGGAATCGCTCGGAAAATTATATAGTCGAAGCTATTCTAGCTAATGGCCAAAAGTTTCGTAGTTTCGAAACAACTTGGTTGAATAAACGCAGGACCAAGATAGAGATCATGGCCTCTGAGATTCAGCGTAGAGAATATATGCTTTTGACTAAGTTCACTGGTGTTAAATCATATCTATTCAAAGCTAAGTACTTCGGTGTTAGGTGCCCACGGTGCTGGAATGCAGTACAAGAAAAGGTCATGGAAGACAAGTGCCCAGTGTGCTACGGAACTAGTTGGGAGGGTGGATATTTCAATCCAGTGCCAGTCTTTCTCCAATATGAACCGTCTACTCAAGATAAGGTGGCTACATACTTCGGTAATCTAGAAGCAAATCAAATTGGAGCTTGGACTATATCTGTCCCGTGTATTGATCCAAAAGATGTTATTATCCGCAGTGGGGACTGGAATGTCTATTCAGTTATACGCAATAATCCGACGGAACTTCAAACTACTCCAGTCCGACAAATGTTAACCCTGACTCAACTTAGTCGTAATGATATAGAAAATCAGCTAATGGACCGTCAAGTTACGGATGACTTCGGACAGTACTTGGAGAGCCTAGGTGGGAGCTTCTCGGAACAGCGCTTTCCTCGGAATCTTGTTAATGCCAGTCCCAGTGATGATCCAACTTGGGCTGCTCCGCTTGATAATGTTGCACGCGATCTCCCCTTAAGGTATAAGGTTTAAGCATGGCACAGGAAACTACTTTTTCTATCGGGGCCGTAGCGCAAGCTATTATGGTTCCTTTGAGATATTACTTCTCAACCTATAGTAATTCTGCTAACTTGGTTTGGAACGCTGACGAAAAACTTGGAACAATGGATATCTTTGAGTCCACTGATCTAAATAGGGTGCCACTTGGAGAAAAGCCCAGAGTCGTAGTATCTCGGGGTGGATTCACTGTCACAGGAACCGGCCTGACGGATAATCTAGCTGCTGGGGTCAGCTTCGGAGCACAAAAAGGCAGACGGCAGGATACTAACTTAGTCATGTATCAAGGTCAAGCATCTATTCTCATAGAAGCTAGAAACAAGGGTACTTGCGAATTGCTAGCGGATATGGTGACACATTTCATTGGTTGGACCCAGCCCCTACTCTGTGATACACAAGGCTGGAAGAAATTCGGCCTACCCTTGGGAGTCTCAGACTGTAATATTGCCCCAAATGAAGATCCTAACGTAACGAAATTTCAAGTTGAAATCAATTGTCCCTGGATTAAAGAAGAACGTTGGATGGCAAGAACCGATGGTCCAATACTGAAGAAGCTATTGCTCGAATTGACTAATGGAGACCTTGCGCCTTAAAATAGAGTCACCAAGAATTCTTCGCCTTAAGCATTTGTTTAAGGAAAACCCAAGGAACCAATTCAATGTCGTATAATGTCCCGTCAGTCCAGATCTATCAACAACTCTCCGCGAATGCAGGGGTCGCTTCTACGACTCCGGACCTGGATACGGTTATCGTCGGTCCGTGCAATAACGTGGTTACGTTTGACACTACGAGTGCCGCTACTCTTGCCACTAGCTTAGCTACGTTGTCCGACGGAGCCAGCTCTGCCGTTATCGTGGATAATACCCAGTCGTTGAATGCGTATCTGGGAAACACTAAGGTCGGCCAGGTTGTTGACGTATCCAGCGTGGGTGTTTATGTTCACTCAGCCGTAGTGGATACCAAATATGCCAAATACCTAGCCAATCCTGGTACCAACGTTCTGACAGTGCCGACTGGTTCTGTAGGCGCTACGGCTTCTACGACTAGCGGACAAAAGACCGTCACCATGTCATCGTCTAGCCATGGCTTGTATGTGAATGACATCGTAAGTTTCGCTACGTCTGGCCCTAGCGGCGGTGTATTGCGTACCCGCGTAGTTACGATCGCTGGAGCTGTTATTACAGTGGCAGACGCAGCCGGTGCTACTGTTTCTGCTGATGTTACTACTCGCGTTGGTATTTATAATCTTAACGCTGCTACTTCTACTCTCAATATTGGTGTAGGTGACATCGTTGAAGTACAAGGAACTGCCGGACTTTTCTTAACAACTGTTCTGGCTATTACCGCAACGGGTGTTAACGCTAATGAAATCCTATCCATCACAACTGCTGACCTATTTCCGTCAACCAATGTGAATGGAACGTCATACGTGGTTACATTCCGCAAGAACTTTGCGAATCTCCCCATCCCGATTTCCTACAATAGCAATACTAATTACACGACAGGTAATCTAACCACTTCCGGTTATGTCACTATCAACCCCGCCGTACAACTGTCATACGGTATTCTTAAAACAGGTGAAATTCATGTACAATATTCTGCTCTCCGTCAAGACCTTGGTAATCAAGTGTTGGAAATTTCTGATCTCGAAGATCAAATCGGCCAGCTCGGACAAGCCACAGAGCTAAATCCTCTAGCACTCGGTGTTGAACTAGCTCTGGCGAATACGACAGGTCGTATTTTCGCCATTGCCGTCCAAACTAATGATCTAGCTGGGTACACTGCCGCCATGGACGTGTCGGAAAACGTTCGGCTGTATGCGGTTGTCCCGCTGACGCAAGACATCTCTATTTTGGAGATGGTCCAAGAGCGAGTGGATCAGCTGTCTACTCCGCAGAATGCTTCGTGGCGCGTTGCTATCGTCAATACTGCTATTCCGACTAGTCAACCGGTTGGTGTGTATTCCAGCGGCTTGGTTAACTCCAATTCTGGCAACACTCTCACTAGCTCGACCGGGGTTCTTCTGTGTCCAACTGGCGCTAATAACAACTCCAATTTCGTTGGTGATGGCGTTGTTCCCGGAGACATTTTGGTTGTTACATCTGCTACTGGTACTCCGACG